GTAGTGGCCGGCAAACTGCCCGAGATGGCGAGTGTTGGCCAGACGCTGTGTTTGCAGGTTGGTCAGGACGCTCCTGGTGCCGCCGAGCGCTTCCGCTTGTGCCGCTTTCGCTTTTTCCGACTCTTGCGCGACGATAGCTTTCTTTCCGAAGCCAAATTCGCCAATCGATTTAATGCTTTGTTCGTCGTAATTGTCGCGCTGCGCCTGATTAAGTTCCGCTAGAAGTTGCTGCCGCTGTTCCTCTGGCATCATTTTGAGGTTGAAAGCCATGTCGGGGCTCATAGCCTGGGCCATTTTGCCGCCGGCGAGCAACGCCTGATACCGCTCAGCGGAGTTCAGTTGCCCAAACTTCTTCTTTAGTTGCTCCTCGGGCGTAAGCCTGTGCGGATGGCCGCTCGGCGCGAACTTATTGGATTCGTCAAGCAGTTCCCCGAGCTTTGTGAATTTGCGGAGTTGCTGCTCATCTTGCAACGCCGTAAGGCCGGTGGCGAAGGCCTCATCCGTGCTTTGTCCACCAGCTTTCAGCGCGCGAACGGTGCGCAAAAAAGTGGCATCGGTTAATTCACCAGCTCGATTGCCGGCCTTGGCCTGCGCGTACGATGCCATGTCCGCCAAATCGCCGGCGCTTTTCGTAGGGTCGATCTTGTGAAGCTTCGCGATGAGCGTGCCGCGCTGATCGAGATTACCAAGCAGCACTCCTTTGAGCGTCTCGCGCGTAAGCTGTTTTTGTGTCTCGACGTCGGCATTAGGCGCGCCGTTACTGACCGCCGCAAGCGCCTGCCGAGTTTGCTCGGGAGTGGCAACACCGCCCGCTCCGGACGCAATGAACTCCTCCATTTCCGGACCGAATTTCAGAAGCCCGGCCTGATGTAGCGTTTTGACGACGCGTTGGGCGAGCTCCTCGTGCTCTTTCCCCAATTCTTTGACGTGCTGCCGCCATTCGCCATAAACCTCGACTACTTTTTCGACGCCCTTCTCAACCGAAATAAATCCTATGCCGAGCTTCAGGAGCTCTTCCCCTTGCTTGCTCAGCCAGCTGTGACCTTTATGCAGTTCTTCGTTCTGTTTTTTGAGGGTGTCCAGGCCTCGCTTCCAGCTCTCATCAGAATGGACCATGGCCCTGCGGCCAATATCGTCGAGGCTTTTCATCCCGGCCGCCCATTCGTCCACCGCTTTGCGCGCGTCCTGAGCGCCTTTTTTCGCCTGCTCGTTCAGCTTGCGGTTTTGCTCCTCCAAGCCGGCCATCAGCTTAGTGAGCCTGTCGATCGTCCCCTTTGCGACCTTATCGTCGGCCGTGAAATCGAGCTTGGCTTCGTCAGACATATCCGATCGCTACGAGTTGGAGGTCTGCGAAGCTTGGCCAGTAGGCGTAGTCGAGACGGCCGGCTGTCCAGCAGTAGAATTCAGCTCGGCCGATTGGCCTGGCGTTTTTTTTTGAACCGTCGCGTCGTAAGACGGATAATCGACGGCCGCGGCCACGATCAGATTTAGATTCTCTTGGCCGACGAGCTGGATTACGTCCTGCTCGTTTGGGCTGTAGCGGTAATTGATGGAGAGTGCGCGGATGGCCAGGTCAATGATCAGCTCACGATCCTGAGCGGCCGGATCCTTGCCGTCGTAAAACCATTCGGCAGCGGGGCGAAACGCGTCGAAGTCAGCCTGGTACTCGGCTCGCAATTTCTCGACTCGCCGGCCGTCGGATCCGCGCACGAACGCACAAGGCAGGTAGCTCGACGAGTCCGGGCGGCGGATCACAGGAACCTTCCACGTCTGCCCGTCTCCCAGCTCGATGTCATAACCCCGATTGATCCGGGGCCGCGCCAACTCTTCGGGGCGCGGCGGGTCGGCTCGATCGACGCCAATCCACAGCAGCGAGCCGTCGCCAATCGGCGTCCACGACAGGTCATTCACGCCGGTATTGCCCCATTGCTTGGGGATTCCTCCCGCCGGCGTCTGATAGCACAGCAAACAGCCGCCGGCGTCGCCGCACGCTGTTAGGCTGCCCCTGAGCTCGTAGCACGGCTGCTCCTCGAACTTGACGCCGGCGAAAACCTCAGCGAGGCCTCGGGCCTTCAAGATCGCCGGTCGCTGCGGCGGGCTCTCCGCCTCGGCGGCGCGCAAATTCGGCAGGAAGTAAATGGGCTGCATTGGATCAGGCTTTAGGCTTGACGGTTGAGACTTGAGAGTTGGTTTCCGCGGAAAGCGCGGCCTTGTTGGCATCGGCTTCCCGCTTGGCCTGCTCGTTGTGCTTTGCCGTCACGAGCCGCGCCGCCGCGGCCGCGTGCGTGATGTTTTCCTTCTTGGCCAGCTCATCGATGAGCTTTTCGTCCCCCTTCAGTTCCTTGGGGGAGAGGTTTGGTTTTTTCTCGCTCATAGTTCTCACGTGGTAATTGCGGTGGCGGTATTCACGGTTAGGGGCTGAGTGCTGGCGTCGCCGACGCAGGTCATCCCGACCGTTGTCATCGCCGGGTCGTTTACGCCACCTGACACATCCTGAACGGCCAGGAGGCCGCCGACGGGAGCCGAGAATTTGATGTGCTGAGCGACGTTGTTGGCCAGCGGGCCCGTCGTGCCGATCTTGCGCAGATAAACACTGGCCGCGCTAAAGGCGCTGCCGGCCAGCCCATACGAGTCCCACACGAACTCCGTGCAGGCGATCGTGATTCGCGGTTGCCACTGGGCCATGGCGGCGAATGTGATGTATAGCTCGCCGTCGCCGCCGAGCTCGATTAAGGCCCGCCTCATCTCAATCGTGGTTTGCTGGACACCAGGCAATTGCACCAAGCCACCGCCGACGTTCACAAAAACGGGGCCCGTCCGAAAATGCTCCGCGCTCGAAGGCGTGCCAAGCAGCGTTGCGCTGCCGGCGGGAACGAACGGAGGATTGGTGCCATCGAATACGGCGCAGATCATCATCTGGGCCGAGGCCTCGCCCGTGTGGCTGGCCGTGATCCGCTCGAGCACCATATAGGCCATGCTGGCGCGGACCCGTTTATGCTGGCCGACGTTGTCGGCGACGCGCACGCCGAGCTGCTGGACCTTCTTGTAATAGAGGTCGGTGTTGTTCGCCGATAGATCGGTAATTCCCTGCAGGATGAGCGTGCTGTCGAGAATCGATTTGATTTGCGTGCAATCGAACGTCTCGGCCGGCTTCATGCCGGCGTTAGCGACGAATTGTGGATAGGGCATGCCGGCGGATTGGCCGAGCAGCTCTTCCATTTGGGCGGTCAATCGCGAGTTGCTGATCTGCGACAGGAACGAGCTGCCGTTGACGATGCCGTGCAGGGTATGGACGTTGGCGACACTCATGGGGCTTTGGCTCTTTCTTAGGCGGCTTCACCGGTGACACGCTCGGCGCCGCGAACGGCGGCGATGCCGGCGGCGATGGCGTTGACGAGGACCTTCGAGAGAATCTTGCATTCGGAGACCAGTACCGTGGTCATCTCTTTAATCTTGTTGGGCTGCACGCGGGTGTATTTCGAGGCGTCATCGTCCGACTTACTGCGGAAGCTGGCCGAAAGCTTAGCGCCCATGTACCCAGGGCCAAACAAACGCACGGTCGCGCGGGTCGGAAACCCTCGTACGGTGTTGTTCTTGAGGACCTGATCGCGCATGTAACCGGTCAGAACCAGCGGCTGCTGATCGTCCATCTTGCGGAGCTGCGCAAAATGTTGATTGCGGGGCACGCCTTTGGCGTGCAGTCCACCGTGAGATTCGCCAAACTTCCGCAGCAGGTAGGCTTCCGATCGGAAGGCATAGTGGTACTTCGACGCCGCCCCGGGCTTAAAGTGCAGCGGGAGCATGTTTTGCAGCCAATAGCGACCCACCGCTTCGTAGGCGCGGCGCATGATCTCGAGCCATCGATCGCGCACGATCCCATAAGGGCGAGTCTGTGTCATTCGGCTGAGGACGGCGAGCATTTTAGGCGAGTGGATCCCAGTTCACGGTGTATTCGACAAACCAAAACGGAATTTGAGCTTCCTCGTCATCAACGCCGGTCAAGGCGGAGACGTGCGCGGGATGTGAGCGGGATGGCGGGCTCGATTGTTCGATGGTGCAACGCAGCTCGCCGGGAATCATGCTCCGATCGCGAACGTGCTTAATGACGTTCCCTTGCCAATTGTTGAAGCGGATTTCTTCCCCCTCGGGATCGTCGTCGTTGGAGACGTTGATTCCCAGCTGCAGCAGCAGCTTGCCGTTGGGAATCAGCACGCCGTCGGCCAGGCGGCGGTAGTTGAAGCCGCCGGCGGCTTCGTAGATCACCGCGAATGGTTTGGAGACCTGTTGATTCTCGACCCGATACCAGGGGTAATGGATGCACTTCTTGCTGCCGTCGCCGGCGCCAAGCAGCTCGTCGGGCGTGGGCACGCTGTCAAACACCTCCGCCGCGGCCGAGGCAAAATCGGCGCTGCAGGCGACCATGTGCGCCAACAGGTCGATCGCCTGGCTCTGCTCGTTTGTCGGGTTGACGGTCGGAATTGACACTAGCGCTCCAGTCGATTGCCGCCGAGTTCATACGGCCGGCGGCTCACAAAGCGAATGGTCCAGCTATCGGAAAGCTCGTCGAGAATCTGACCGCTGAACGAATAGCCCCGATTGTTGAATTTCACGCCGTCGCCGAGTTTGATGGCATCAATGCCGCGGACGGGGTCCTTGGTGGCTGACACCAGGATCCCGTCCTCCCAAAACAGCCCGGCCTTTGTTTCGGCAAGCTGCGTCACGTCGCTGTGGATGGCGATCGCGTCGATATCCCGCGCCGATCCACCTTTGGGCAAAAAGCTCAGCGTCTTACCGTGGACGCCGGCGACGGCCGGCGCTCCCGCGGTTGCGAACATGCTTTCGAAGACGCTGGCCATAATTGCCCGCCGGTGCTCATGATCGTGTGGGCTCGGACTAGGCAGTTACGGCCGTGATCAGGTAGCCGCACTCGGTGTGCAGCGTCTTCACCTGACGCTTGTTGCGCGGTCGCAGCACGCTGCCGCGCACATTTTCTTCGCGGTATTCATCCATGATCAGCGAGCCCAGGCCCGCGTCGCCCTGGCCGGGCAGCGGATCGTCGTTCTTGGTCGTGAAGATCGTGCGGCCCACTTGCGGCTCCGGACTTTCGAGGTCGCCGTATAGGCCGTCGTCTTTGACGACGCAGAGCAACGCTTTGGTGTCATCCCACATCCGCGACAAGCTGGCGGTCTGCCCGCCGTCGGCGGTGTTTTTGAAACCGCGGCCGATGAGAATGTTTTCGACCTGCAGCAGCTCCATCAGTCCGTCGCGGACGCGCGGGACAGCGTCCATGTTCTGGCCAGCGTTGGTCGCAATCATGAGATCGGCCGCGTTGTATTTCAGCAGCCCTTCCAGCCGCGCGGTGCGGATCATCGCCCGGAAGCTCTTCTTGGTGAGCTGCAGCGTGTTGGCATCCTGGCCGCTATTGGTGTTGATTGCGTCGTGAGCCGCATCGATGTCGGCGATTGGGTCGGCCGTGGCGGCAGTCGTCCACGGCACTGCCGCAGCGCCGTTTTTGCCGCTGCCAAATGTCGCGGTGCTTTGCAGGGTCGCCGCGATGTCGTACTCGAGGCGCTGCAGCACGCGGTTGATGGCACGCATGGCGGCGATCTGCTCGACGCGGACGATGTCGCCATAACGCTCGACAGTCGCATCATCGATGATTTCTTCGACGCCATGCTCGTCCACCTGATAGCTATCGGTGGTCCATTCCCAATCGTCGCGCTGATAAGTACCTTTTGGCGCACGCTTGGTATCCTCCACCTTGCTCAGGTAGGAGGCGATTTTCATCTTCGCGAACGTGGCCGCTTCCTGGGCGACCGCGAGCGGCGGCAACAGCTTCAGCCCGATATAACGGGCCATGTTGGCGAGCAGATTGAACTCGCCATAGGAGATCGAAAGGTCAAAGCGGGTGATTGCGGTGGAGGGACTGCCGGGCATGGTTCTCGGGCCTTTTCAATAAAAACGGGGGCAGCGATTGCTCGCGCCCCCGTAAAAGGCTCGACGTTTACGGCGTCTCGACGGGCTGGCCGGCCCGGCTTGTCCGCGAGCGACGAGTAATCGCCGCCCCCTGGGTGTTTTTGCGTGGTGTGGTGTTTTCCTGGGTATAAAAAGTCGCGCCGAATGGGCGCGACCGATTTGGTTTATTAGCCTTGGCTGTCGTGCAGCACGGCGACCTGGCCGACTTGGGCCAGCTTGTTCGATGTTCCGCCGGTATCGTTGGCGAGCAGCGTCACGAGCACATCGAGCACATTGCCGACAACCAGACCGGTCGGAGTCACGACGAAGTCGTAATCGGCCATGCTGGTGGTCAGCGACTGGGCGCTGGTTGTGACGAGGTTGCTGCCGACGGTACCGTCGCCGCCGGCAAGGTACGCAGCGACGGAAACGGTTTGGGCCGTGTTCACGTTGCCCGTCATGTTGCCGCGGATGCGAATTTTGATGCCGCCGCCGGGGACATAGTCGATAGGCAGCGGATACAAGAAGCGGAACGCGTCGCTCTTGCTATTGCCGCTGGCTGCTTCGCCCTTGATGAGCGGGGAATTGGTGCCCGCGGTGCCAGGCGTCAGACCGCAATCGCCAGCCGGCGTGCCGGCGGCCGATCCGAGCGGGACCATGGTGGCATGCGTGAGCATGTCGGTCAGGCGCAGATAATGAGGGTCCAGTAAATCCGTACCCAGATTCGTGCGGGCCGGGTTGCCTGTCAGCGATGCCAGTGCCCACAGCACGCGAATGCGCGAGCCATTGCCACTAGCTGCCTCCAGAGCCATACCGCGAACCAGCGTGCCGGCATCTGAGATCCGGCCGAGGGTGGCGGCGTAAATGGTGGCATACTGCGCAATCGATTTGCTGGCGATCGCCATCCGCACGCCCGCCTTTTCGCGGGGAATGATCGTGCCGACGGAGTCGCCGGCCAGCGTGCGATTGGCCAGCGTGCCGACTTCGTCCTCGCTGTCTGAAGCGAGGGCCAAAACGCCGGCGGACATCTTGTAGCGGAGATAGGGATCGAGCGCCCCATTCACCGGCAGCGACGGATAATCTTGAACGTTCATGATACTTTTGGAGTTGAGTGCAGGTGGTTGGAATCGAAATGACGCGGCCGCGGCCGTTGGCCAGCGGCTTCAGGGTTGTTGTTGGAATCGCTTATTGCTGAACCAGGCTCTCCATCTTTTCAGTCAGCACGCGCTGCTGGCGGCGGCCAGGATTGGTCGCCAGCAGATATGCCTGATAGAGTTCAGGATCGCGGCTGGCGACCTGACGAATGGCGGCCTGACGGGTCTGCAGCGTCGGATTACGGCCGCAGATCGATCGCACCGAGGCGTTGAAATCGGCAAAGGCGTCGCCGGTGTAACCCAGCTGAGTCTCTTCGTCGTCGTCTTCCTCGTCGTCTTTTGCGCTCTGACGCTTGGCGCTGGCCTGCTTTTCGCGGAGCGGCTGATGGCCAGGCGAAGCCGGCTTGCCGCCCTTGTCCTTACCTTCAGAGCGCTCGTCCAGCTGCTTTTGCAGCGAGGTTGCCCGTTCCTCCTGGAACTCGGCATAGGCGACGGCCGCTTCCTGGAGCGTGGCCTTGCCCTCGATCTGCTTCTCGCGCCAGTCGGCGGTCGATTTGGGGAATTTTTGCTTCAGCTCAGCCAGGCTTGCCGGCTGCGGCTCGCTGTTTTCGTTTTTCTCTTGGGGCATGGTATCGCCTTTCAGGGCTGGGACTTGTGAGGTCGGTGACTTGGGCTTCGCCGACTTCCGACTTCCGACCTCGTTCAGAAGCTGGCGATACGTTTGTTCGTAAGATTGAATGCCGTCGATCAGGCCCATCTCGACCGCTTGCTGAGCGGGATGAATGCGGCCGTCGGCCAGTTTGGTGACTTGAGCCAATGGCATTTCCAGGCCGCGGGCGATCAGCGTCACATATTCGTCATTAAGTGCATTGACGATTCGTTGGGCCTCGGCGAGCTGGGCCTCGCTGATGGCCGTGCCGAGCTCGCCCATGCCTTTGAAGTCGCCGGCTTTGACGACGTGCACAACGACGCCGGCTTTGTCGGCCGCCTGCTTCGCGTCGATCAAGACGCTGTATGTGCCCATGGCGCCGTAAAGGGCCGTGGGATTGTTCGCGAAACGCTTCGTCGTCTGGCTCAAGATGCTGACGCCGGCGCTGGCGACCAGGTCATCGACGAAACCATACAGCGGCTTGGCGGCCGCGAAGGCAGCAACTTCATCGGCCAGGTCGCGATTGCCTTTGGCCGTGCCGCCGGGCGTGTCCGCGATCAACAGACCGCCGACGACGTCGGGGTTCTTTCTGGCGCTGCGAAACTGCTGCCGTAAACGGATTGTCGAGGTCCCGCCGCTGAGCGACGAGACGCTCTTCATCATCGGGCCCTGAATCTGAAATAGGGCAATGCCGTCGCGGGTGACCTCGTATTCGTCGCCGTATTGATTATTGACGCTTTCCGCAGCCTCGGCGGAGTTAACGTGCGACCGCAGGTCCATCAAGTTGATGCGATCCACGGCGGCGCGGAAGACTGGCTCGTACATCGACCAGACGCCGAAGTAGTCCGACAAATGCGGAATCTGGCCGACGACGTTCAGCAAACGCTGAGGCGGTGGCAGTGAGATGTCAATTTCCACTGGCGCCTCCCGACTTGGTTTTAGCCGTGTTGCCTTTGGATCCACGCGGCGGGGGCTCATCGGCCGGCTCGGGCATATTCGCGCCGATCGCGTACTTCACGCCGCTGGCGTCATTGCCGTACCACAGCTCGCGAAAGAATTCGCCGACGCTGATTTCCGCTTCCGGATATTTGTTCTTGAGGGCGATGGCCCGCTTGATAGCTCCCTCGGCCCAAGCCATGCGGCCATCGAGCACCTCTTCGCGGTGCTCATCCTCATCAATGCCGCGGCCGGCCAGAATGCGCTTGAGCGACTGTAGATTGCGGCGCTCCGACAGATCCTCGCCGGCGGCGTCTTCGAGCGGTTTGACATAGGGCCAGCCGCGCGGCCGAAACACGTATTTGAACGGGTTGTAACCGTTCTTCACCGCGCGAGCGAAAATCGGATCGTATTCGACGCTGCCCGGCGTCAGTCGCTGCCTCGTTTTCCATTCGTACGTCGGCGCGACCAGGCCGCTGATTTGATCCTGCTGCAGTTGTTCGAACCGCAGTTTCGCCTGGTCGTACGTCATGCGGCCGCCGTGAAAGTTCACCAGCGAACCGTCCAAGAGCAGGAACATCAGCGGCAAATCGAGATTGACGCTGAGCATTGTGAGCAGCAGCGCGCTGTGTTCAAAAAAGCCGTCGCCGGGCAGATTGGCGTTCCAACCTTGGAGCTTCCAGCCGAGCGGAGCTTTGTGGACCTGGGCCGGCTCTCCCGCCTGCTCCACCACGGTCGATTCCAACCCCAAGCCATTGGCCGACGTCGCCGTGCGATCGCCGGCTTGCGGAAGCTGACCATCAAGATTTGCGCCGGGCCCTACTAACTGGTTGCTCTCCATCAAATAGGCGATGAGAGCCCGGCGCAAGCTGCTCTTGATATGCGCGTAATTCAGATCGTCGAAACCTGTCATTGCATCGCGGGGAGCCGACAACCGGCTGATTCCGCGGTACTGGGCGAAGCGATGCGTAAAGCCGATCCAAAACGTGATCTTGTTGCCGGCCTCGTCGAAGACGGGAAACCGCCTGGCCTGGCCGGCGCGGGGGACGACTTGCGAGAAGCTCAGATGCGTCGGCGTGATCCAATAGGCGACGACTTTCCCTTCGATGATCTCTGACCCGTGGATGATCCCGTTCTTGTCGCTATTGGTCGGGCGATAGCCCCAGGGCGTGCGTTGGTGGTGCGCTTCCCAAGTCTGCAGGCTGCCGTCTACCAACGGCAAATGCACAATGTCGCCATCAACGACCTGGTTGAAAAACGACTGCCGGCAAATCTGGCCGAAGTCGCGTGTCTGCTCGAAATCGCAGCGCTTGGGGTCGTGCTTCCAGGCATGCCACCATTGCTGGTGATCGGCGTCGAGGACCTTGTCGCCGCCATTGACCGCCAGCGTCTCGCGTCCCAGCCGCAAATTTGCGATAAGCCGGTTGATGCCTTGTTCGACGAGCGGATGATTACGAACCGCGGCTCGGCCGCGCTCCATAATCAAAAAGTGCATGAACTCCAGCCGATTGTGATAGCTGGCATCGGTCCCGAACGGATTGATGCCGCGCGGGATTGGATTGAGCGGCCCAGCTTCGCCGGCGGCATACCAGCTGGCCGGATCGTTGGCTTTCCGCTTTTCGTAGTACTCGCGGTCCAGCTCGGCGAGCCGATTGATAATGCTCGGCTTTTTCGTGCTGCGATACGGCGACTGCGAAGAGCGACGCGCGTGGCTCTTCACTCGATGCCCGTTCATTTTGGCGGCGATGGCCATCAGGGCAGCACTCCGCCGTCATAGAGGTACGGGTTCACGCTCGGTCCGCGGAGTGTCGATTGGTCGTAGTGCGTGACGCTTGGATTGCGCAGCTTTTGTTGGTCGCTCGGCGGCGCGCCATTGGCCGTCAGCCAGGCCCGAGCCGATTTCAGCTCGTCCTGAGTAATCTGCAGGGCGAAAGCCATGTTGCTCCCGCTTTGGGCGGCTTGCTGGGCAAAATCGAGCTTGCGACGCAGGGCGGCGACGCGCCGCTGGGCTTTGTCGATATCGACAGCCACGTCGTAATCGGCGGTCGCGGCCAGCTCGGCATCGACTTCAGCAAACGTATTCAGCGTGGCCATACAGCCTGACGCTAGTACGGCTGCGAACCTCGCCCCGCTTTGCGGCGAACGGCGCTGCCAAAGGCTGATAAAATAGCTGCATGACTGGATGGATTCGAATGGACCGACGCCTCGGCAGTCGCACCAAAATTCTCACGGTGGGCGACGAGGATACCGTGGGGTTTAAGTTCCTTGCGGCCCTTGGCCGGGTTATGGGTGAGAAGCCCCCAACCGATGAGGATGAAGCCGCCCTCGTTGCCGAGATTCGCCGCGAGCGGCCGGCGCTGCACGCTTGCATGCTCGAAGCCGTGCGTTATGACGTGAATTCCCGGTCATGGGAATTGATGATCAGCGATCCGAGCTTTGCTCGCGTCGCCGACAGCGGGCGTCTTGAGCGCGAACCCCTCTTCATGCCGCGCGGCTGAACCGACTGATGAGACATCCCATCCTCTGCGTCGGCGGGCCCGCTCACGGGAAGATGGCGGATGACGTCGGCTCCTTTCTGAGAGTCGTTGATAGCTACGTCCCATCAATAGAAATCAAGCCGTGGCCTAGACTCAAACACGGTCCGGGTTACCGGCGTCTGCCGCGGTTCCGTTTTGAGCCGCTGCGATGCAATCTGGTCACTTATGTGCTCCGCCGCTTCGTAAGAGCCTCCGGCGCGGTTGTCACTATCTATGCATGCGAGGACCTCTCAGACCGCGAGCTGATCTGCCAATTCAACGAACTGGCCTGAGCAAAAAGCGGATTTCCGACCGGCACGTTCTTTGCATTATCCAATACGGATAATAGAGGCCGCCAATCTGGCAGCCAGTTCTTTGACAATTCAACCGCAGTGGGAATGGCAGCGAGGCCCCGACGGGTTCCCTCCACCAGCGGAACGGGTTCACAAGTCTTCAAGCAGAAGGAGATTTCGAAATGGATCCAACGCTCGACTCCGGCCCTTTTTTGCGGGCTGCACGACGGCGGGCCATGCTGGTTTTCGCGAGACAACGCGACCGGGCCGAACTAATCGCTGACACGGTTAGCACCGCCTGGGAATTAGTCCAGACCGCCCCGCCTGAGGCCACCCCGCAGTCGATCGCCTGGTATGCCACCAAGCGAGTCAAAATCGGCCGGCAATTCGCCGAGCGGCAAGGTTCGGTGACTGGCCCCAATCCCCGGCGGATGAATAAGCCGCAGCGGGAAGCGGGCGAGCTGGCGGAAGTACTGGACGCTTCCCAAAATCCGGCCGATGTGGCGCAGGTCCGACTGGACTTCGTCGCGTGGCTGGACGTTCTGACAGACCGCGAGCGAGAAATGCTTACGGCTTTCCTGAACGGGGAACGCACTAGCGATCTGGCAGCTCAATACGGCGTAACGCTCGGCCGTATCAGCCAAATTCGCCGCGACCTGATTAATCACTGGTTGGCCTATACCGACTAACCGGAAAGCCCCGCATGGCGGCGGGGCTTTTTTCTGCTGCGCCCTAAAGTCGCCCTGATTCGGTGGCACAGTATTCATAGGGCCAATCCACAACCCTTTCGTTGGAGAAAAGCCATGCTAACCACCACGTTGACCGAAGAGCAGCTTGACGAGGCCATTGCCGGCGTCGAGCATCTGGAACGCGTCGAAATCGCGATCGTGCCCGGCGGATTTTCATTTCGCCTGTTCGGCGACGGCCGCGAAGTCGTCGCCGGCCTGGCCGAGCGGGAGCAGCTCGCCGCCATGCTGCAGGTGACCGAAGTTTTGCTCAATCCCGAGCTGGGCCTCCGCCGCGAGCGGCTCTGCCTGGCCGGCTGCAATTAGGAGTGAACATGCCGCCGCCCAAAGATCCTGACCCGTCAACCTTCGTCGGCCAGGTTGCCGCTAACATCCGTAACCGCCGCCTGGAAAAATTCGACCGCGCCGAAGATGCCGCCAAAGCCGCCCGCGTTCCCACGCAGACCTGGTACCACTGGGAGCAAGGAACGCGGCTACCGCTTAAGGCGCTGCCGATCATCGCCAAAGTCGTTGGCTGCACGCCACGGCAACTTTTACCGGCCTAAACCTTCATCCGCTCCAGCAAATACAGCAGCGCATGCGTCGGCGTCTTGACCGGGGTGCCATTGGCCAGGCGAGCCCCTCGTCGCTGCAGGGCGATCGCAATACGCCGCAGCTTCGTCGCTTCCGCCGGCGGGATATCAGTATCGATGTGAATCTGGAACTGCTTGGACAGCTCCTCGCACAGCGGCAGAGACACTTCTGCGACGAACTCCGTCGGCTCGATGGACGCCACAGAGTGAGAGGCGTCAGGCGCAATGGGAAGCGGCTGGGCATCCGGAATAATCTGAATGACGTCTTCCGGCTGGATCCGCTGATTGACATCATCCTCGCGGAGCGCCTTGAGGTCCTCTTCGACCGTCGTGGTTCGTTTGCCTTTTGCCATGGCCTAATGCTGAGGCAGGGACGGCCGACGCCCCGCTTTGCGGCAGTCATCACCAGGCCCGGCCGCCACGAGCTCCGCTGCCGCGGCCGATGGGGCGTCCCGAATGCGACTCCGGCATTCCCGCCATTTGCACCGCCGGCCCGAGGCGCTGCTGCTGCGCCTCGATCGATGGCAATAGTTTGATGCCGCAAACGTTCGAAGCGACATCGCTCATATAGCTCGCATCGAGCCAGTGATTATTCGGATTGATCTGCTTCCAAAATCGATGCAGCGCGCCCTTGCGAATCTCTTCCGCTTCGACCTCCGCGACGATCTGCCGCGCGTATGGCCAGACCTCTTTTTGGTCGTGGGACAGATATCCCGGATTTTCGCTCGGCTGTCCGAAGATCGACAGCGCTCCAGGCTGCCCCGCTTCGGTCATCCAGCGATCGTGCTCAAATGCCTTCCAACGGTCGGTATCCATGTGTACTAAATTGACCTGCTCGCCCGGCGGACCGGCGCGCGTGATGAACCAACCGTCGCCGGGCGTCTTATCTCGCGTCGCCTTTTGTGCTTCGCTGAAATTCGGAGCCGCGCAGCCGTTTGATTTCCCGTATCCCTTCGCGGGCATTATTCCCATGCCGCACTCGCGGCAGGCCTGATAAATGGCCGACGCACGATATCCTGAATCGACGAGCGTTAGCTTGATGGGAACAATCTCGCCGTCGGCCCGTCGGTAGGGACGCTCTTTGGTGGAATCGATAAGCTCTCGCAGCGCGCGGCGGAGCGCAAGATCGATTCCGTCGTCCGATGCTTTAGCCGTGCCGCGCGTCAAACGCTCGCCGTAGTCAATCGTGAAGGCAGTTCCATCAGGCCGAGCGGCCCGCACAACCCAGTGCAGAACGGCCTTTCGGCAGTCGATGCCACGCACGAGTGCCGTGCATCCGCTTGGCACGATGCCGCGAGCCAGGCCGTTGACTCGCCGCTGAATGTGAAGCGCCGTAATTCCCGATTCAACCGGACCGCTTTCCTCCGGCGGATCATTGTCGAGCTCGCTGGCCGCGGCGTCGGCTCCCTTGCGGGCGACAAAGTCGTAATAGAATTGCAGCCCGCTCAATTGGCCGCCTGGCCGCCGATTGGGATTAGCGACAACGGCGCCCGCATCCATTGCCCGGCGATGCTTCCGGTAGAAATCGAAGGCCAGCGTCGTCTCTTTGCCTTCCGCCTTATTGGCCCAATCCAGCAGCTTTAGCTGGACATATTCCTCCCACAGGTCGAGGCGGTCTGGCGGCTTCACGAGAAAGCGGAATCGCCGGCCTTTGAACGACTGCTTGATCGCCGGATCGGTGTACCGATCGCTGAGACTGCCTTTTCTTTGTACGGTGGTAAGAATCACGCGGCCGAGTTCTTTTCGCTGACCGCCCAAGCCACCAATCCCCCGTTCGATGCGCTCCTCGAGCTTCATCACTTGATCAGGATTTCTTGCCGACTCCTCCGTTTCCGGGTCGTTAATGATCGCGATCGTTGGGCGGATGGCGCGGCCGCCGAACTTGATGCCGCGCACAGCCTTTTCTAGTCCGCGCGCAGCAATGACCGAACCTGATCCCGGCGCGCCTGGTACGTGTGGCAAAATAATGTCGCGGCCGGTCCACTTGAAGTGGGAAGGTGCGTTTTCGAAACGCTGGCCGTTATCGTGACGCCAGCCGCTGACCAACTGCGTTCGGGCTCGCTGCGCACATTGTTCAAGCGACCGCACGGGGATGCAGATTTCCGGATAGTCGGCCGCCAGACGATCGTTGGTTTCGAGCCGTTCGCGGATGGCATCGAGCGACGCCTCGGCCAGCTCGCTCGTCGCTTCGAACAAAATCGCGCACGGGCTTTTACCCTGCAGCGCGAGAAAGACTTCCACCCACTCGCTGGCCGTGGTTTTGCCTTCGCCGCGACTGGCCGCGTCGGCCTGGTCTTCGCCGTCAGTGTAAGCCCTCAGCAGATCATTGATGATGGTGCGGATTTGATCGGTGAAGCCGTACTCGCCGTAAGGATCTTGCGCATACCACGGCAACCATTTGAAGATGTTCTTCTCGAGACGCGCGCGGCGCTTGGGGTCTTCGCACTTGGGGATCTCCACCACGCGCGACTTCGCCCGCGACTCACGCATTCGCGCCGCGTTGCGGTCGCGCTCAACGCCGATCGGCGGCTGAGGGACCGGCGCTGGATTTGTTGGCGATGCTGGGGCAACTTCTTTCGGCTTCGGCTTCGGCTTCGAACTACGTTTTCGCTTAGCCATCTAAAAACGACCGCCTACCCGCACGCACGCACTGTGTCGCGAAAACGAGCCAAACAGGAACCGCCCGAGGCCCCGGGGGCCTCCAGGAAGGACCCGTAACGATTTGAAAAATAAGGAGTTACGTCACGCATTGCAGCGCGCAAGTCCTTAATCATTGCTGACCAAAAGATTGACCGGGCGACGATCCCACACGGCGCCGCCTTCACTGCTTACCGTCACGAGGAGCGAGTAGGCCTTGGCACTGCCGTCGCCATTCACAGCGCCACCAGCAACCATGCAGAGCACCGCTTGGCCTGGCTGTGCCCAATGGCGATTGCCCTCGATCTCGATTTCAATCGCGTCACTGTTGATTGCCGGAGCGGACACGATTGGGCCCGATGGCGATACCGTAATCGTTGGTGTGCCCGTGAGCGTGTCGCCCGCGGTGAGCTCGGCAACGAATGAGATAGCAATAGGTAAAACGCTGCCGGGAGTTTTGAACAGCGTTGGCTGAGCAGTGAGTGGCGTGGTCATAAGATCAGACGCTAAGGCGCGAGCGTTATACGCCCCGCATTGCGAATGACCCCTAGATGACGTCGCCGCTGATTGACGTGTGGCCTTTAGTCGATATGCCGTCCGCCAAGCAGCCAAACGCGACATGCACCGGCGAATCGAAAGCAGCAAATGCCAAAGGGATCAGCCCTATGACGACAATAATTAAATCGGCGTTGTAGGTTTTGGACGTGTTGTAGGCAATCGGCGCGTTGTAGATCATGCTCCCAATCCATTCGCTCTTTAGTACACCGCCAGTCGTGAGTTTTCCCAGTCGCGTGTTGAATCGAAGTGGCCGTCAGACACTA